AGTCATCATCATGCAAGGCGTTGTCAAAGAGGGTAAAGAAACTATTCCGTCCCTTTGGCGTACCAATCCATAAGCACCAACCTAAGCGGTCAGATAGGGCAGGACGTAGAATGTTCTTAAAGAAGTCCCCATCCATATCAGCAGGCTCGTCCACAACACAACCGTCTAGGTAGAGTCCACGAAGGCTTTCTGAATTGTCCGCGCCATAAAGGGTAATACGACCTCCCTTAGGAAGCTGGATGTATAACTCAGACTCGCTAACCTTTCGGTCAGGAATGTTCTCCGTGAAGTCCTTCAAGTACTGCCAAGCCACCGCCTTAGCCTGTATGCGATAGGGAGCTATGTAAGCAAACCTAGGGTTCTTGTTAGGACACAGAAGTGCGCCTCTAATCAACTGGTTAAGACTGGCTACAGTCTTGCCACTACGTCTATGAGCCACGACGACCATCCACCGCTTCTTACATTCATGCAGCGGCATAAACTGATCCCTAGGACAATAACTTATCTCAATATCCTTATTCATCGTTAGGGTCTCTTGGCAACATACTCCATAACAAACAAAAAACAAAACTAATCACTACCCAAGCGTATAGGTAGTTAAGGGGGTGGGCAAGGTACATAGGGGGGATTAGAGGAATTTAATAGATTTACTGAATGGTGTATGTTTGGTTAGAAAGGAATCCTAAATCGCGGAAGGTGGGTGGCGTGGTATCATGGGGAGACCCCGAGGGAAATCCTGAGGTTTTTCGGTAAACAGTTGTCATTCAGGTAATTCCATTGGTTCAGTTGATTCGCTTACGTCTTTTAGCTCTTTAGGTTTGCTAGCCCACCTGACTGTAATCTCGGTAGGACTGTTGTCTCCTATATCCAAGAGTGGCTTGTCCGCGTAAACAGTAGGCTTTAAACGGGCTGCAATCCACTTATAGGTATCAATGACTACTCTGCCCGCGTTTGCCTCTAATTCCCCGTTCTCTACGCGATTAACGGCACTTAATACCGCTTCAAAGGAGCTTTCTGCCTGACATTGTCTCGCGTGTGCGTATTGCTCTTGCAGAGATTTATTAGTTTTCAACCCGTCATAGAATTGAGAGAAACCGCTGCCTATTTTAGCTAAAGCGCTTCTTAAGCTCTTACCTTCGCTAATATCATCAAAGATAATGCTATATTGTTCTTTCGTTAAACTCATACGTTGGAGTCGCTAGTGTTCAAACGAACAGTGGTTTAATCAAGTCTTTAGTATATCCTGGTTGTTTTCTGTATAAGGGATTTGGTTGCCCCGAAAATTATTTCCCTCTGAAAACCGCTCTTTTTAAAAGAAAATGTAAAATAGTGCTTGTAATACATAAGCGGTTGTGATTGTGTCTTGTCTGTTCAGATTAACCCTCAATCAAATAAATAAAAATGAATGCAATATCAGTACATTATCTCAGTCCTACAAACACACGCGGCTCACGCTTCGTTGCAACTCACCCTTACTACGGCAAGCACATCATGTCGTATGACTACTCACTATGTGCGAGCGCTAATCATTTAAAAGCGCTTCGCGAGCTCTGTGCTAAGTACGATTTAGACCATAACGAATTTAATAGTTTTGGTTATCTCAAGGAAGGCGTTGTAGTTTACACTAGGTCAGACTCGCAGTTTACCTTAATGGAGGACAAGGCACGTTTAGCCGCTAAAGCGGCTTTTATAGCGGTTTAACCCTTAACCATTAATCAAATGAAAACTGAAATTCTAGCACAGATATTTACAAACTATAGACAAACTAAACGTGAGCATTGTGCGCAATATAGAGCAGCGTGGGCTGGTCGAATCACAATAATTGAAGGCAAGGTTTTTGTGCCCGCTAGTTATTTGCGCGACCTTAAACTTAGTGACTATCGTAAATGATTGTTTCTCTTAGCCTTTACGCAAGTAAGGGCTACAAGAAGCAATTACGCTTCGATTAACTCAAATATAAAATGAAAACATATATCTCACAACCTCATTACCTAAGCAATGACTTACCTACAAAGGTGACGTTTGAGCTTACCAAAAAGCAATTCCAAGTCTGGAAAAGTTACTATTTTGCTGCTGGGTTGGACAATATCATAGGTTTTAATGAGTCTTATAATCAATCTCTTGGCCTTCCTTGCCCGCAAGCTAGAAACTGGCTTTCTAAACTCGCTAGTGATTCTTTTGGCTGGAATGCAAAAACAAGCCAGCATTTGCTCACTTGGTCAATGGTTCAAAAGCAACTAGCATGAGCCAAAACCCTTACGCCGTCTGGGTTCCTACTAATACGGGACGTTACCTATTGACGTTCCCGAGTTTAGACGAGGCTTACCTCTTTATCATTCACTTTGGCGGCGGTTTAGAGGTTGTGCCTAACACTTATGAAAACTTTTAACCTTATCAGTAAATCAAGTAAATTATGAATGATGACCTACTAAAACAAGCCTTGGCTCAAATTGGGCGTAAAGGCGGACTATCAACAAGCGACAGGAAGCGGGCTTCTAGCCGTTTGAACGCGGCTAAGGCTACCTTGGCTCGTATTTCACGCCAAAAGCCCGTAAAAGGGCATAGAATTGCCCCTAATGAGAAAGTAGAATGATGTGGATACTACCAAAACAATTACACACGTCTCCTTATGTGCTGGATATGGCGGAATTGATCTCGGACTTAAACGAGCAATCCCTAATATGCGAACAGTCGCTTTTAGTGAGATCGAAGCCTATGCGTGCGCCAATTTGGTTGCGAAAATGGAAAAAGGACTCTTGGACGCAGCACCTATCTGGACGAATCTTAAAACCTTCCCTTGGAGCAACTTTCGTGGAAAGGTGGACATCTTGTCTGGCGGATATCCTTGTCAGCCCTTCTCAGCCGCTGGAAAGCGACTTGGAAAAGACGACCCAAGACATCTCTGGCCTTATATTGCAGATGGAGTTAGACTTATGCAACCTCGACTATGCTTCTTCGAAAACGTGGAAGGTCATATCTCCCTTGGACTCCGAGAAGTCATTAGCGAGCTGGAAAGCATCGGTTATCAAACAACGTGGGGAATATTCTCGGCGTCAGAAGTTGGGGCAACCCACAGACGTAAAAGAATGTTCATCTTGGCCCACTCCAAGAGCTGCAAACCCTGGAAGTCGTCCGAATGGCAAGGGGGGCAAGATATTGGAAGAAGAAGTAAAGAAGATGTGGCCCACGCCAACAGTGGGGGATTCACATCTGAACAACACACCAGAGGCAGCACAGAGGAGAATAGCAGAAGGGAAAGCGACACTCAGTCGAGTGATACAAATGTGGCCCACTCCGCGTTCGAGGGATTGGAAGGACACGGGGGACCTATCGAACGTCAAATATGGGGAAACCCTTGGCCTAGCGGTCCAAAAGAGCCACAAAACGATTGGGAACCCCCAAGAGTCTTGGGCAACTCCTCAAGCAAGGGACGGACAAGGGGGCACGAATGTGGGGCTATGGCTGGACTTGAAAAGGTCGAGAGCCTTGCCGAATCAAATGTGCTTTGTGAACAACAAAGACAATGTGAAGCTCAATCCTCGGTGGGTGGAAACACTGATGGGGATTCCAATAGGCTGGACTATGCCGAGTTGTACCAATCCGTTGATAATAGAACAGACGAACTTAGGCTACTTGGCAATGGGGTTGTCCCAGCAACTGCCACATTAGCCTTCCAAACGCTACTTAAGCGCTTGTAAATAAAAGACCCTAGCCGTTTAAAGCTAGGGCTTTTTGTTGGACACATTGCTCGTTAGAGCAACCTAAGGCAAAAGATTAGACGCCTGTGTTTTGACGGCCTGTTTCTACATAAGCCGTTCCGTTAGACGTGAAGTCGATAGCTACGGATTTGCTGGTAACTGTCGCAAGCGTTCCTGTTGCGAGGAAGCCTGTTCCGAAAGTAATCGTGCGGGAAGCGGAAGCATCACCGAGGATAACAATTTGGATTTGCTGGCCTGCTGGATTGATTGTACCAGGAGTTAGTGTTGAGTTACCTACTGCGCTTGTAGTAGTGAGAAAGAATGTGTTTGCTGCTGTTGTATCTAGCGTAATAGCAGAAGCATAGGTAGGATTGGTCTGTGTGTTAGTGCTGTAAAGCGAGCTATCACCGAAGAAAGCTGCTATCTGAGGAGCAACTGTACCTACGTTGAATATATTGGTTTGTCCGTTTGCTGGCATGATGTTATTTCTTTGAAGGGTTCAAGATTGAATCTAGGTGAGCGTCACCGCAAGAGCATGTGTTCATGTTCTTGACCTATGAACCCTTTCTCATACTTGTCAATAGCTATGGGTGGAGATACCATAAAATTCCCGTTTAACGAAATCGTCTATCGAAAGAATAGCGAAGTGGCGGGGATATTCTGTCGGGTAATATATGACGCCTCATGGACTGCTGTTTACGAGATTAAATGGCCTGATGGAAGCAAAGAGGAATGTGACCCTGGGGAATTACAGCTTGCCAAACCCTACGGCATGGCTCAAATAGATCATGATGAAGAATAAAGCCCCTAAATCCCGCATTAAAGAGCTTGAAGCACAAGTGAAGCATTTACAAATGATTGTGGCTTCCCGCGAATTGGACGTTGAGATACTTGAGGAGCAAATTAACACTATGGAACACAACAGACTCCTCAATCGTGTTAAGCGCTTCTTTTTACGCGATACCACGCTCTAGTAGCTTTCTGGCCTGAGTCGTTGATGATGAAGCCTGAGAAGCGTTCTATTCGTTTCTCGCGGCTTAGCTTAGCCAATATCTCGTAGAGCTTACGTTCCCCGACCTTAAACTCACGTTGTAGCTCCTTGGCTGTTTTCCAGCCCTTACCCACAGGCTTCTTTTCTGTGGCCTTTATTTCATGCTGGAGAAGCGAAGCCCAGCTAGTAGCTTTTGATCTCTGTCGCAACATGGAATTTATTATTAATTTTGCGGGCTTGAAAGAGTTGGTATGTGCCGTCTGGGAATAGGAAGCCATAAGCCCAGCCTTGTGCCCAACGGAGCTTTCCCGTCTTGCTGGAGACATAATCCATATCTCGTATACATAAGCACCCTATCCCTCGTGCTTCGGAAGGGTCGAGGCTAGCAACTGCATTAACTTCAATAGAGTGGGTATGTCCAAAGAGGCAATTTCCGTAAACTCTGGCGTGTGCTTGAGCGGCGTTGTTTCCTGCGAAATAACCGTGTAATACCTTGAGTCTACCAAGCTGCAATATGCCATGCGCGCTATCATAAGGGAGCATTCTAGCTCGCCATCTTTTGACGTTCTGTTCAAGGCTTCGTATGCCGTCTTGAGCGTAGTCGCGTACGAGTCCTGTTGTGTTCGTTGCCAGGTGGTAGAGTCGTTCGTCATGATTGCCTCGAAGGAAGTAGTTTTCTTTGCCATGTTTAAAGAATTGTTCTGCAAAGCTATTCCCCGCGTCTATGTCGTCTCGTAGAGAAAGAGCCCTGTCCTCATCACTAGCTCCCTTACGTAGAGAAGCAAAGTCGTATAAATCACCATTGATGACCCTAATTTCTGGGGAGAAGTCTGCTATGAAGGACAGAATAGCTTTGATTGCTACGGGGTCTTGCATGTTCCCGTGAATGTCTGAGCAGACTATGAATCTTCTAGGCTTCATTAAGGGGCTAAAACAGAATTTGATGTTGTAGTCAAATTGTCAAGACAGGACTATTTTACGACTAATGTTAATTTAGTCCTATTTGGTCGTTTCCCATTGTGAAACTCCCTCAACAGCAGGTTTTAATTGCCCCTGCTAAGGACACAAGGAGAGATTACCTAGAGGAAAACCACTAGTTCTCTTTTACCCTTTGAACCAACCCTTTCGTTAA